TTACATACTTTCTAAAATTTCAGTTGTTTTATTGTCTTCTTCATTAAATTTTTCTTCTAACAAATGAGAATACACTGATGTAGTTATTGCTATATTTTTATGACCTAATCTTTTTGAGATATAATGTATAGATACACCTTTTGCTAACAAATAAGAACAATGAGTGTGTCTTAACGCATGAGATGTAATAATTGATATATTGTTATGCTTACATGCCGTTTTTAATACTTTATTAATAGTTTTTGGTGAAATTATAGAGCCAGCTTCTTTAAAAATATAGCCATCATAACTAATAGCAAATGAATTTATGACATCCATGATATGTTTCATATCAGATCTGGCGATACTTATATATCTAGGGGAAGTGTCTGTTTTTCGCTCGTCAATAAATATAGTGTTCTTCACTTGGTTAATATGTTCTACTTTTATGTTTGTCGCACCACTAACTCGACAACCAGTACAAATCATTATAAATAGGGCTAATGATGAACGAGTTTGTTTCTTTTTAACGTGCGCTTTTAGCGTTTCATATTCCGTTATCGATATGAATTTTTCCTTTTCTGACTTTGTAGGTTTTCCGGCTTTATAGTTAACTTTATAAGTGGGGTTTTTTAAAATAAGACCATCATATAATGCGTCATCTAAAGCTGATCGAATAGCACCGTTTGTTTTTCTTATCGTTCCTTGTGCATGGTTTTTAGAATAGTCATTGATAAATTTTTGATAGACTTGTTTGTTTAACTTTGATAATTCCATACTTCCTATTTTGTGTTCTTTTAAATGTTTTAAAGCAAACCGATAAAGGTTGTATGTACTTTCTTTAACGACAGGCTCTTTATAAGTTTTAATCCAATTTTCGAAGTATTCTTCAAGAGTTATACCGTTATCTATATTAAAACCATTTCTTAACTCGTTCAACTTGTCTAGACCAGCAGAATTAGCTTCTCTCTTCGTTCTAAAGCCTTTTTTGCGGTATCTTTTCCCTTCATGTTTAAATTCGTATTGCCATTTTTTACCATCGTAACAACGCGTTTTCATATTATCCCTCCTCAAAATTGGCAAAAAAAATAATAAGGGTAGGCGGGCTACCCATGAAAATTGTATAAAAAAAGACGCCTGTATAAAATACAGACGCCACTTATAATTATAAGATTACATGGTTAATTACCAAAAATGGTAACGAATATATACGTGTTTTAAAGGATAAACCTTTAATATATTAAAATTATATCATCTTATATCAGGAATCTGCAATATATTATTATTAATTCTATTTATCAGTAACATAATATCCGAAGAATCTATTACTGGATTTTTAATTTTTTGGGGTAAAACTTTTCTTATGCGAAACTTACTAATCGGCTGGAAAGAATTTATGCAAGCGTAACTATTACCTTTTAATTTTTTTACCTTATCAATTGCTGATACTATGTTATTAATGTTTCTGTCAATTTTATTTAATTTATTTTCAATTTCTAAACTATCAGATATAAATTCACTAAAATAATCTTTAGTGATGAATTCTGTGTTGTTTTTTTGGTATTTTTTATCGAAAACTTCTTTTAATATAGCTGAATTATTTTGCGCGCTAATTAAATTTAAAAACAATCTTAAATAATACTCCCATTTCAAATCAAAATTCATCTTTAAATACTTTTTGTTTTCTTTAGAAGATAAGGGAATAACATTTACTATATCTTCCGTATTAGAATCATTTTTATTCATCACTATTGCAAAGTGTGAATTAGAAAATTCTTTATTAACGTTTATACCGAAATCTACAAAAACTATTTCTCCTTGTTTAAACTTTGGATAAAAACCTTTATGGTTTTTTTCACCTTCAAATCTCTTGAGTAAATAGTGAATATCTGAATCTAACTTTTTAAATTTTGGATTTCCAGAAGTTTTTAATTTATTAATGCGTTTTTCTATATTATGCGTCATCATTTCTCCTTTATTCTCGCTCACACTCTCACCACCATTCAACGTCTACACTAGTAGGCGTTTTTGTTTTTTAAATTATTTCAAGATGTTTAATAAATATGAATATAATAAAGAAAATAGCACCTATAATAAAAAAGAGAGAGGTGATTAATATACAGGTAACTGTACTTTCATCAATTGATATCTTATAGATTGAAATAAAAAGCAGTACAATAGTTGCTATCAAAAACCAAATTAAAATAAACGTGAAAATCATAATTTTTTTTAATCTCTCCCTTGTTAAAATTCCAACTTTCTAATCCACATGAACTTAAAGGTTAAGTAATAAAATAAATATATAAGACTTAAAGTTAAGATTAGTTTTTTCATGTCAATTTCTCCTTTGTTTTTATAAAGGTTTTTTAATCACTTGTTAAATTGTTAAATCATAAACGTATTTAAATTCATTTACAAAATCTAATTTACTTTCCATTTTCTCTTCTAAAAAACATAAGTAGTTTTCTGGATGATAACTTTCGTTATTTGACATATAGTCTTTTAATCCGTTATGTATATGTCTTCTAATTACTTTTACTGCTATATCAGTTGCTTGCAAACTCATTTGATACTTATATGAGATTTGCTTAATATTAAAATTGTTTATATATTTATATCTTATATGTAAAGGGAATAATAAACATGAAGCAAATGAGTTTGCCTCATATTCTTCAGCAAGCCTTCTATAGTAATCTTCGTATGTGAACTGTTTATTTAAATTTATTCCAGTATGTCCCATTACAAAATGCCCGTATTCATGAGCTAAAGTAAATCTTAGACGGTTCATAGGTAGTAAATCGTTGTAAACTATAATCGCTTTGTTCCCTTTTCTAATATGAAATGCTTCTTCTGAACCGAAAATTGAAGGTATTTTAAAGTATAAAGTGCCAATATTCTGAGAAAATTCAGAGAAAGTCACTAATTTAATACGTTTATCTTTTGAGATAATTTCAAATATATCTAAAGGAAAAGATAAGTTGTATAGACCATTTGTTATCTCATAAACCGCTTTCGCAGATTTAAAAAAAGATTTTTCATAATTTAATTTCAATTAAAAAGCCCCTTTGTTACTTAGTTAAATCATCCCAATCATCAAACATTGCTTCTAATATAGTCAAGGCTTTTTGTCTTTGTGCCTCTGTCATATTTTCTGTAGCTCGGTGCATAATAAGAATATCCTCATTTTTATCTTCTCCGGAGTATTCATCTTTTTCTCTACCTAATAAGTAATCGACAGATACGTCGAAGTAGTCGGCTATTATTGTTAAACCGCGAGAACTGGGAGCAGATTTTTTCCAGCGAGCGATAGATCCGTTCGATAGATCGAGTTTTCTTTCTAATTCAGCAATAGACATTCCTTTACTATTAGCTAAGTATTGAATTCTTTGAAAAGTATTCATTTCATTAATCTCCTGTTCTAAACCAAAATAGAAAAAAATCTAAATATATGTTGACATATAGATTTAAATCTAATATACTTTGGTTACGCTATTGATTTAGCCAAAAACCAAAACTAATAACACAACGTTGGGGAACGGTAGTGTTTTAATCGAACCAATATAAACAAACGTCTTGGATAAAGGCTTATTTAACTATGCTTATATATTAGCTTAAAACTTAAACTAAATCAATAGTTAGATTTAAAAAATAGAAAAAAGTCTAAAAGGAGTGAGGATTATGGTAACTACAGAATTTGGCATGAAAGTAAGAATGGAATTGCTTAGACGTAACATCACGAATAAACAACTAGCAGATATGTTAGGTATTTCAAGTGCTTACTTATCAGACATTTTACGTGGACGCAGAGATGCATTTGAACAAAAGAAACGTATTGCGAAAATTTTAGAAATTAAAGAAGAGGTGAAGAGTTAATGAATGAAATTAAAACTTTCAGTAACGATATGTTTTCAATCTTAATCAAACAAGATAATGAAAATAATTTATTCGATTTGGAAACTGTCGCAAAAAGTTTGGGGTTCACTCAGTTTAAAAACGGCAAGCAATATATTCGTTGGGAAACTATCAATAAATATTTAGGTAAATATCTTTCCCAAGAAGTTGGGAAAGGTGATTTCATACCAGAAGCAATGGTTTATAAGTTGGCTTTTAAAGCAGGTAATTCAACAGCAGAGAAATTTCAAGATTGGTTAGCGATGGAAGTCTTACCCGCTATTCGCAAACACGGCATCTACGCAACAGACAATGTAATTGAACAAACATTAAAAGATCCAGACTACATCATTACAGTGTTGACTGAGTATAAGAAAGAAAAAGAGCAAAACTTACTTTTACAACAGCAAGTGGAAGTTGATAAACCGAAAGTATTATTCGCTGACTCAGTAGCTGGTAGCGACAATTCAATACTTGTTGGAGAACTAGCGAAAATACTTAAACAAAACGGTGTTGATATAGGACAAAACAGATTGTTCAAATGGTTAAGAAATAATGGATATCTCATTAAAAAGAGTGGAGAAAGTTATAACTTACCAACTCAAAAGAGTATGGATCTAAAAATCTTGGATATCAAAAAACGAATAATTAATAATCCAGATGGTTCAAGTAAAGTATCACGTACACCAAAAGTAACAGGCAAAGGACAACAATACTTTGTTAACAAGTTTTTAGGTGAAACACAAACAACATCTTAATAGGAGGAACAACAAATGGAACTACTCAAATACGCAAAAATAACACTCCTAATCGTCATCTTGGCGGAAGAGATTAAGAGTGTTGCTGAAAAGCGAGTCACTATCTCTCGAATTCATTTTAGAGAATTAAATGAATTCAAGAAAGAGTATCGAAAGCTAATAAATTCAATTCATTTTAAAACTGATGACAGTCTCTAGAACAAAAGAAGCAACCGTCAATTTTAAAACTAGGGTGAAGATTTTTAGCTTTTTGAACTGCTTCTTGACAGTCATAAAAAGCACCTAAAAACTCCCTGTGTGAGCTAGAAGGTAGGTATTCACACTCTTCAGAGTGCACTTCATAGTTATTACCCCTAGGCTCACTATTAAGATAATAAAGCATTATCGGCATATATTACACCCCCGATCTAACTCAGTAGCGATAAAAACATTATACACGAAAGGAAAGATAGAAATGCCACACATTTTAAACGTAACAGTTCCAATACCTGAAACACATGTAGTTATCACAAAAGATGAATATGATGAGCTAATTGGTTATTCATTAGACCCTGTATGGAACATGAGTGACTTAAAGAAGAAATTAAAAATTGCATCTGATGAGACTATCAAGGACAGATTACTATTTCATCCTAGATTTGAAAAAGAACTAAGAGCGCAAGGAATTGTGCATTACCCTGATGAGAATTTTAATCGCTGGAGATTTAACGCAAGAAAGATGAATAAATTCGTCGATGAGCATTTCAATGAAATATATAAGGAGAGAATAAAATGAGCAACATTTATAAAAGCTACCTAGTAGCAGTATTATGCTTCACAGTCTTAGCGATTGTACTCATGCCGTTTCTATACTTCACTACAGCGTGGTCAATTGCGGGATTCGCAAGCATAGTAACATTCATATTTTATAAGGAATACTTTTATGAAGAATAAAAAAATCTGTTACATGCGCCAACAGGTAACAGAAAAGTAATTAGAAATATAAACTTACGTTCAATATAAAACGAAAAACGGAGGAAGTCAACTATGACTAAAAACTATAAAGACATGACGCAGGAAGAAATAAGAGGCTTATTATCTGAAAAAAGCGGAGAATTGTATGAATTAGCGAAAGAAATTAAGGGAGAAAGCAAATTTGATATTTTGCTTTTTTCAGCAATAGGAGTTGGCGACGGAGATTTCATAAAAAGTTCAAGTTCTGCGCTTGGTAATGCTTTTAATCTTGCTGAATTATTGGATAATGCTACTGATTTCGACGATGTCATTAACGTCATTCAAAAACGTAAACTACAAAAATTTCTTGCTATAGATAACAACAAGGAGGACTAAAACAATGTATTACAAATTTGGTGAGATAAAAAACAAAATTATAAGCTTTAACGGGTTTGAATTTAAAGTGTCTGCGATGAAGAAACATGACGGTATCAGTATACAAGTTAAGGATATGAATAATGTTCCACTTAAATCATTTCATGTCGTAGATTTAAGCGAACTATATATTGCAATGGATGCAATGCATGACGTTGTAAACGAATGGATTAAAGAAAATACAGATGATTACGACAGACTAATTAACTTAGTCATGAGATGGTAGGAGGTCGCTATGAAGCAGACTGTAACTTATCTAATCAAGCATAAAGATGAAAATCTATTTATTACAAACCGACCAACCGAAGTGAACGACACAGTGAAGTATTCAACTGATATGCGAGACGCAAGAGAATTCGACGGACTAGACAAAACTGTTATTGATATGTCTAAGCACAAAGCAATCAAGAAAACAGTGACAGAAACAATTGAGTACGAGGAGGTAGAACATGACTGAACAAACATTATTTGAACAGTTGAACAGTAAAAACGTGAATGATCATACAGAACAAAAAAATGGATTAACTTATCTAGCATGGTCATATGCACATCAAGAGTTAAAAAAGATTGACCCTAACTACACAGTAAAAGTGCACGAGTTTCCACATCCAGATATTAGCACAGAAAACTATTTTGTACCTTATTTGGCCACACCAGAAGGCTACTTTGTACAGGTATCTGTGACTGTGAAAGATAGTACAGAGACTGAATGGCTTCCAGTATTAGACTTTAGAAATAAATCGCTTGCTAAAGGTAGTGCAACAACTTTTGATATCAACAAAGCACAAAAACGATGTTTCGTTAAAGCTTCGGCTTTACACGGTCTAGGCTTATATATTTACAACGGCGAGGAACTACCAAGTGCAAGTGATAACGATATTACAGAATTAGAAGAGCGTATCAATCAGTTTGTGAACTTATCTCAAGAAAAAGGGCGAGATGCAACTATCGATAAAACGATGAGATGGCTAAAAATCTCTAACATTAATAAATTGAGTCAAAAACAAATCGCAGAAGCGCATCAAAAATTAGATGCGGGATTAAAACAATTGGATAGTGAGGAGAAACAATAATGTTAAACAGAACTGTATTAGTAGGACGATTAACAAAAGACCCAGAATTAAGAAGCACGCCAAATGGCGTAAACGTAGGGACATTCACATTAGCAGTAAACAGAACATTTACGAATGCTCAAGGCGAGCGTGAAGCAGACTTTATAAACGTAGTAGTGTTCAAAAAACAAGCTGAAAACGTTAAAAACTATCTTTCTAAAGGATCACTGGCAGGTGTAGACGGACGATTACAAACACGTAGCTACGATAACAAAGACGGGCAACGTGTATTTGTTACAGAAGTAGTAGCGGACAGTGTTCAATTCTTAGAACCGAAGAATAACAACCAACAACCGAACAACAATTATCAACAACAGAATAATGCATATAACGCACCACAGAATAGACAACAAAATAATCCGTTCGCTAATGCTAATAGTCCTATAGAAATCGATGATAATTCGTTACCTTTCTAGGACGTGATTAAATGGCTCAAATCAAAAATTATATCACTCAAGATGACGGCGCAACAACGGTCGTTATCGAGGGTGCCGAGCTAGGAGACAAAGAAACGTTATTACTAGATAACGGCTACGAAGTCGAATGTGATTTGCGAATCGAAGACCCGTTCAAAATAACAGACAAGCAACGAAGAAAAATATTTGCGCTTTGTAACGACATAGAGAGCCACACAGGGCAACCGCGTGACTATATGAGGTATTTGTTCCAAGAATATGTAACGGTTCTGTATGGCTACGACAAGAGCATTTCGTTAAGTGACTGTACACGGATGCAAGCGAATCAAATTATCGAGGTAACACTCGATTGGATATTTCACAATGACATACCGCTTAGCTACAAAACAAGCGACTTACTGAAACAAGATAAATCATTCTTATACTGGTCAACTATTAACCGTAACTGTGTAATATGCGGAAAGCCTCACGCTGACTTAGCACATTATGAAGCAGTCGGCAGAGGCATGAATAGAAACAAGATGAACCACTATGACAAACATGTATTAGCGTTATGTCGCGAACATCACAACGAGCAACATGCGATAGGCGTTAAGTCATTTGATGATAAATATCACTTGCATGACTCGTGGATAAAAGTTGATGAGAGGCTCAATAAAATGCTGAAAGGAGAAAACAATGGGAGAAGTATCGTGGATAAAACTTAAAGTTGGCATGTTTGATGACAGCAAAATCAAATATATCGAAGCTTTACCCGAAAGAGATACGATCATAACTATTTGGGTTAAGTTGCTAACTTTATCAGGAAAGTACAACGAACAAGGTTACATTATGTTATCTGAAAACTTGCCGTATAACGAAGAAATGTTAGCAAATGAGTTTAATAGACCTATTAACTCAATAAGATTAGCGATTCAGACTTTTGAGACATTGGGTATGATTGAAAAGGTTAACGGTGTCATAAAAGTGACAAACTGGGAGAAGCATCAAAGCTTAGATAGCAAAGCTAAGCATAAAGAAAAAAATAAATTGCGACAACAACGCTATCGAGAGAGACAGAAAAAGTTACTAGAAGCAAAAGGTAACGTTACCGTAACGTTACGTAACGGTACAGAAGAAGAAAGAGAAGAAGAAAAAGAAGAAGAATATAAGAATAAAGAAGAAGAAAGAGAAGCCGTCTTCTCATCTTCAATAAAATACATTATCGCAAATTTAGATGATAAGTTAACGCCTAATCAAATGGAACAATTAGGGTTTGCTATTGATGATATAGGTACGAACGCTTTTGAAGTTGTAAAAGTAGGTGTTACGTACACTAAAAGCAAAAATGCACATGGTGGCTATTTAATTAAAGTTTTAAACAACTGGGCTAAAGAGAATGTCAAAACAAAAGAAGATGCAGAAAACAAAATAGCACCTAGGAAAAATGCTACTGATGATGTCATTGCACAAATGGAAAAAGAATTGAGTGATGGCTAATGCCGATGAGCAAAACACAAGCATTAGAAATTATTAAAAAAGTTAGGTACGTATACAACATTGATTTTGATAAACCAAAGTTAGAAATGTGGATTGATGTATTAAGTCAAAATGGAGATTATCAACCAACTGTAAAAGCGGTAGATGGATATATCAACAGTAACAACCCGTACCCACCTAACTTACCAGCAATCATGCGTAAGGCACCTAAAAAAGTATCTATCGATCCGGTAGACAACGAAACCGCTACACACCAATGGAAAATGCAGAATGACCCCGAATATGTCAGACAAAGAAAAATAGCGCTAGATAACTTCATGAATAAGTTGGCAGAATTTGGGGGCGATAACGAATGAATTACGGACAATTTGAAATTGAAAGCACAATAATCGCTACGCTACTTAAACAACCGGACGTACTAGAAAAGATAAGAGTTAAAGATTACATGTTTACGAACGAAAAGTTTAAAACCTTTTTCAATTATGTAATGGACGCCGGAAAGATAGATCATCAAGAAATCTATTTAAAAGCAACTAAAGATAAAGAATTTTTAGATGCAGATACTATAACTAAACTTTATAACTCCGATTTCATTGGATACGGCTTCTTTGAACGTTACCAACAAGAATTATTGGAAAGTTATCAAATTAACAAAGCGAATGAGTTGGTCACTGAGTTCAAACAACAACCTACGAACCAAAACTTTAACAACTTGATTGATGAACTCAAGGATTTAAAAACTATTACTAACAAAAAAGAAGACGGAACTAAGAAGTTTGTTGAGGAGTTTGTCGATGAGTTATACAGCGATAGCCCTAAGAAGCAAATTAAGACGGGTTATAAGCTCATGGATTACAAAATAGGGGGATTGGAGCCGTCGCAATTAATCGTCATCGCAGCACGTCCCTCAGTGGGTAAAACAGGCTTTGCATTAAACATGATGTTGAACATAGCACGAAATGGATATAAAACATCTTTCTTTAGTCTTGAAACAACTGGCGCATCAGTATTGAAACGTATGTTATCAACAATTACTGGTATTGAGTTAACCAAGATAAAAGAAATCAGGAACTTAACACCGGATGACTTAACGAAGTTAACAAATGCAATGGATAAAATCATGAAATTAGGCATTGATATTTCTGATAAAAGTAGTATCACACCGCAAGATGTCCGAGCACAAGCGATGAGACATTCAGACGAGCAGCAAGTTATTTTTATAGATTATCTTCAACTGATGGACACTGATGCGAAAGTTGATAGACATGTAGCAGTAGAAAAGATATCACGTGACTTAAAGATAATCGCTAACGAGACAGGCGCAATCATCGTACTACTTTCACAACTGAATCGTGGTGTCGAGTCTAGGCAGGATAAACGACCAATGCTATCGGACATGAAAGAATCAGGTGGAATAGAAGCAGATGCGAGTTTAGCAATGCTACTTTACCGTGATGATTATTATAACCGTGACGAAGATGACAGTATCACAGGCAAATCTATTGTTGAATGTAACATAGCCAAAAACAAAGACGGCGAAACCGGAATAATTGAATTCGAGTATTACAAGAAGACGCAGAGGTTTTTCACATGAACATCATGCAATTCAAAAGCTTATTGAGATCGATGTATGAAGAGACAAAGCAAAACGACCCGATTGTAGCAAATGTCTATATAGAAACTGGTTGGGCAGTCAATAGACTGTTAGACAATAACGAGTTATCGCCTTTCGATGATTACGACAAAGTTGAAGAGAAAATTATGAATGAAATCAACTGGAAGAAAACACACATAAAGGAGTGTTAAAAATGCCGAAAGAAAAATATTACTTATACCGAGAAGATGGCACAGAAGATATCAAAGTCATCAAGTATAAAGACAACGTAAATGAAGTTTATTCGCTCACAGGAGCCCATTTCAGCGACGAAAAGAAAATTATGACTGATAGTGACTTAAAACGATTCAAAGGCGCTCACGGGCTTTTATATGAGCAAGAGCTAGGATTACAAGCAACGATATTTGATATTTAGAGGTGGCACAATGAGTAAATACAACGCTAAGAAAGTTGAGTATAAAGGGATTATATTTGATAGCAAAGTAGAGTGTGAATATTACCAATATTTAGAAAGTAATATGAATGGCACTAATTATGATCATATCGAAATACAACCGAAATTCGAACTACAACCTAAATTTGGGAAACAAAGACCGATTACGTATATAGCCGATTTCTCTTTGTGGAAGGAAGGGGAACTGGTTGAAGTTATAGACGTTAAAGGTAAGGCGACCGAAGTTGCCAACATCAAAGCGAAGATATTCAGATATCAGTATAGAGATGTGAATTTAACGTGGATATGTAAAGCGCCTAAATACACAGGTCAAGAATGGATGGTATATGAGGACTTAGTGAAAGTCAGACGTAAAAGAAAAAGAGAAATGAAGTGATCTAATGCAACAACAAGCATATATAAACGCAACGATTGATATAAGGATACCTACAGAAGTTGAATATCATCATTTCGATGATGTGGATAACGAAAAAGATGCGCTGGCAAAGCGCTTAGATGACAATCCGGGTGAATTACTAAAGTATGACAGTATAACAATAAGACATGCATATATAGAGGTGGAATAAATGAGTATCGTAAAGATTAACGGTAAACCATATAAATTTACCGAACATGAAAATGAATTGATAAAAAAGAATGGTTTAACTCCAGGAATGGTTGCAAAAAGAGTACGAGGGGGCTGGGCGTTGTTAGAAGCCTTACATGCACCTTATGGTATGCGCTTAGCTGAGTATAAAGAAATTGTGTTATCCAAAATCATGGAGCGAGAGAGCAAAGAGCGTGAAATGGCTAGGCAACAACGTAAAGAGGCTGAACTACGTAAGAAGAAGCCACATTTGTTTAATGTACCACAGAAACATTCACGTGATCCGTACTGGTTTGATACTACTTATAACCAAATGTTTAAGAAATGGCAGGAAGCATAAATGCCTAAAACCGATAGCGCACGTAAAGAATACTTAAACCAATTTTTCAGATCTAAGAGATATCTGTATCAGGATAGCGAGCGAGTGGCACATATCCATGTAGTAAACGGTACTCATTACTTTCACGGTCATATCGTGCCAGGTTGGCAAGGCGTGAAAAAGATATTTGATACAACCGAAGAGCTCGAAACATATATAAAGCAACATGGGTTGGAATATGAAGAACAGAAGCAACTAACTTTATTTTAAGGAGATGGAAATGATGAAAATCAAAGTTAAAAAAGAAATGAAATTAGATGAATTAATTAAGTGGGCGCGAAGTAATCCAGGGATATCAAATGGCAAAAATTTTTATGAAACGGATGAAAGTGTTAAAGCGGTATATTTTCAAAAAGATACAAATAAATTTTTTACTATAGGAGGTTTTACGTCAATTGATGCAACTTTCGAAGTCGAAGTTGAAGAGGAAATCACAGAAGAGACTAAGTTTGATAGGTTGTTTGAAGTATTCGAGGTCTCAGAAGGAGAATATAATCCTACATCAAATAGGAATACTAGTATAAACGAAAGTTTAAATGACAACATTTTTCCTATCAAAGCATTCTACATCTTAAACGATGATATGACGATGACACTCATTTGGAAAGATGGTGCGTTGGTATGATAACAATTGAGCAACTAAAAGACTGAAACAATGTAAAAGCTCGAGAAGATTTAGAACAAAAAATAGAAGATTATATTGATTCGGAAATTAAGAGACAAGTTTTAAGTGGCAAAAAAGAAATAAAAATCAGCACTGGTGTACATGGTATTCGTGACCATTATAGATCTGATTTTTATGAATTATGGTGCAATGAAAAAATATCTAGCGAAAGCCTATATTTAGTAAAACAAAAAATTATTGAGAAATATAGAGAAATAGGTCTCGAAGTGAAGATAGTTACCTATGATGAGGGGTGGCATTCCATATATCAAGGGTTGCAAATTGTTATACCAAATGAATTATTGGAGGTATCAGAATGAACTATGAAACAGGGTTCCAACTAGGTGTAATGGACGCTAGGTTGAAGAAGATGAGAAAACAACGTGATGAGTACAAGAAGCAACGAGATGAGCTTATCGTGGATATAGCTAAGTTAAGAGAGCGTAACAAAGAGCTGGAGAAGAAAGCGAGCGCATGGGAAAGGTATTGCAAGAGCGTTGAAAAAGATTTAATAAACGAATTTGGCAAAGATGATGAAAGAGTTAAATTTGGAATGGAATTAAACAATAAAATTTTTATGAAAACGACTAAAACATACCCAGCATTAGCATTTGAGAATAAAGACAAAGCAGGTTTATACATTGGTTTACTTGATGCGTGGTTCCAAGATCCAGATGAGGCAATACTATATGTGAATAAAGATGGAAGTAAACCAGACAAAAAGAAAGCTAAAGAATTTTTTCTGATAAGAGAAAAATGTCATAGCGATCTTTTAAAAGAAGTATCCGGAGAGGAAAACCGAAACTTCAAACCGAGTGAATGGTTTCAAATATGCAACTTAGTAGATGTTGAGATTAGCGAAGAGAGATTTAAGGAGATGTTTAATAATGAATAACCGCGAACAAATTGAACAATCCGTTATTAGTGCTAGCGCGTATAACGGTAATGACACAGAGGGATTACTAAAAGAGATTGAGGACGTGTATAAGAAAGCGCAAGCGTTTGATGAAATACTTGAGGGTTTACCTAATGCTATGCAAGATGCACTCAAAGAAGATATTGGTCTTGATGAAGCAGTAGGGATTATGACGGGTCAAGTTGTCTATAAATATGAGGAGGAACAGGAAAATGACTAACATCCTACAAGTGAAACTATTATCAAAAGACGCTAGAATGCCCGAACGAAATCATAAGACAGATGCAGGTTATGACATA